ATGGCAACACTGAGACTATATTTAGATACAAGGATAAAAAGACAGGATGGTACGTCCTCCATCCGGCTTGCCGTTAACCATCACGGTGGGACCGCCTTCATATCCCTCAATCAATACTGCAAAAAGGATGAATGGGATAAAAGGGCTTGCAAGGTGCGCAAACGTCCTGATCGTGATGCTATCAACGACTTCCTTCTTGACCGTCTGAATTTTTATAATAGAATGATGATGAAGGCGCAATGCAGGGATACTTACCGTGGCGACATTACGGCTAGGGAACTCCGGGACTTAATCATGCTTGAAGCCGAGCCTGCAAGGGAAAAGGTCGCCCTGCTTCGTGATGGCTTCATTGCCTACGAGGGCAGGAATCTGAAAAAGAACACGATAAACAGATATAAGTACACTTGGGCAAAGATTGAAGCTTTTGTCGGGAAGAAAAAAGCGGCTCTGCTTACATACGATGAGATTAACCGTTCTTGGATTGAAGAATTCGATGCGTTCATGGCAAAGGAAGGCTTGTCACGGAATACCAGAACAAGCAGGATGCTCTGTGTCGCTGCTGTCTTCAACTTTGCGATAGATAATGAGCAAACGAAAAACTACCCTTTCCGCAGGTACAACCTCCGAATTGAGACAACGAAAAAGCGAGACTTGTCGGTTGAGGAAATCCGCTCTATCTTCGAAGCTGGTGGTAATGAGCTGGTCGACATGTTCCTGCTGATGTTCCTGCTGATTGGTATCAATGTGCGTGACTTGTTCGCCTTGACAAATGAGAATATCATCCGTGGCAGACTGGAATACGACAGGGCGAAGACTGGCAGGCATTACTCCATCCTTCTTCATCCCGAAGCTCTCCGCATAATCGAGAAGTACAAAGGGGAAAAGAAGCTGCTTCGTTTCTCTGAGCATTTCAAGAACGTTGATACTGCAACGGTCATGATAAATAAGAAACTCGCAAAGGTGCGCCCAGGGCTTACTACGTACTACGCTCGACATACGTGGGCATCCATCGCCTTCAACCTTGGAATACCAAAGGACGTGGTGTCGCTTGCGCTGGGTCACTCGTTCGGTGTCCGGGTAACTGACACCTACATCAATGCAGACTTGTCTCGTGTTGACGATGCAAACCGCAGGGTTATTGATTACGTGCTATACAACAAGAAATAGCCATTATTTCTTGCGAATTTGGCGCAGAAACGGCTCAAATTGTTTTCGGGGATAGTTTTACGTGCTTACTACATAAACGGCTCAGAACGCAAAATTCGGGGAGAATCGAAAAAAGAGTACAAAAATACACCAGCGGTGAAAAAGTCGAGCCGCTGGGGTAATAAGTGGAAACCACTTTAAACATTCAGTGATGCAAAGGTACGCTTTTCCTTTGAAACCACCAAATTATTTACCGAAAAATTTCTTTCTCAACAAATCATTGATGAATCGTGACTTGTTGGGCAATGCGTTGAGGAAAGGCAGCAGGTCGTTGTCTATCTGTATGCCAACTAGCTTGACCGTTGCGCCAGCACCCTTCTTCGTTCTCTTGATGTTCCTTCTATTCTCCATATCCGTTATTTTTTACTGGTTTTCCATTTACTCGCAAGAGGTTGCGCTGCTCGACTCTGCACTTCTTCGGGTACTTGCGTGGAGTGCCATCCTTCTTGCAGGTCTTGCCTTTATATACCAGGCAAGGCAAGGAGGTGTATTCGTAGCCTCTATGAGAAATATCCCAACCTTCAACCCTTATCGTATCGAAGCAGTCGCTGACATAATCGCCAACCTTAACCGGGCTGTGCTCCGTGGCAAATTCCTTTGCAAGCATTCTTCTTTCATTCTCTGCCTTCACCTTGATTCTGTGCAGGGCTTCTCTGTACTCTTGTTCTGTCATTGTCTTCTGTCTTTTTTAAATTGTCTATCTAACTTCGTTTTCATTCGGTTCATCTTGTGCTCCAGCTTGCCGATCTGCTTATAAGATAACCACTCCGGCTTGATATTCAGCGACTGCCAGTACTTGCGCATTTCCTTGCAGTGTCGGGCGATGCTTTGGAAATAGAGGTGTCGCTCGTATGGGTTGCGAAGGAAGTACTCGCAATCGGATAGCATACGATCAAGCATCATGTATTTATGCTTTTGCCCTTCTCCGAGACTTACAAGCCTTCCGTTGTCCCCGATCCACAGCATTGCGCCCTCTCCCTTCCATTCAAAGTCGAAAGCCTTGCTTACCGGATAATAATAGCCATCGAGCACCGTGCCTTCCTTAAGGTCTCGCCCAATCTCTCGCAGGCAGGTTCTTCCCCAGCTGGTCGTTACCTCGACCACTGCTTGCGCTGGTATCTTGTCGTATTCTTTCATATCTTACCAAATTTAAATTTCTCGTTCAGTGATGTAATACTCGAATGTCACCCTACCCATCTTAACCTTGAAGTGTCGGTCTCCTTCTTCCAGCATTTCCGCATGTGGGTTGTTTCTGTAAACTTCCTTGATGCGTGCAAACTCTTCCTCCATTCTCTCCTTGGTTCTGTAGTCCTCGATGTGACTATCAACTTGCCCAAGGCTATTTTTGCCGTTCAAAATGTATTGTTTCATAGCCATATTTATTTTGAAAGTCTGAAACATACGTGAACCAGTCTCTGATTGGAACAATCCCAATACGTGTACTCGAACCATCTGTGACCATTCGGCTTCACGTTGTTATGTTCGTTCATTAACTTCATCATGAAGTACTCTGGTACAACTTCGTGTCCACCGTGCATCTTTTCCATGTACTCCTTCTGTTGACGTATGTTTCTGTTCTCAATGGTCTTGGTATAAACTCTGTGCCCATTCTTTGTTAGCTTGTAATCTGTATCGAAATAAACTTCTATCTGTTTCATGTTCCTTGCTGTTTTGTGCTGGGGTTTCCCCCAGCTGGTTAATACTTTTCAATCCAATACTCTATTGTAAAATTCACACATAAGCCTGCAAATTCAGACTTGAAATAACCTTGTCGTACCCAGTGTGGATAATGTCTATCGGCTTTCTTTAGTCCCTTGAACAGCTTGTTCAAGAATCGCTCTGCCTTGTCCTTGCGTGTAAAGTTTGCCACCTCCTCGATTTCCTTGCCTTCCATCTGTCTCTTGATGTAATATTTTGCTCTTGCCATGGTCTTGCCTCCTATTTTTGAATTATAAACTGAATACCTGCCCAGTCTGCAATGTTGTTGCTCTGCTGCAATCTCTTATTCTCCATATCAATCAAGATTGCTTCTGTCTCGGATATCTGTTTTCCGTTTACAAAATACTTCTTCATAGCTTCACCCTCCCTTGATTACTTAGCATACAGTGTTACAACCAGCCCTCTTCTGAGTGCGCAGCGGCAAGCGTCCAGACCTGCCTTCAATGCTCGCTTGATGAACTTGTTGAAAAGTTCCGCTCCGATGAGCTTCAAGATTCCGCTTACTCCTACGAGTGTGTTTATCTTCTTGCCATCCTCTGTGCGTCCGAATACCTTGATGCGGAAGTTTGAGTTGATGAACTTTGTTGTGAACTCTAAAACGTTTGAATTTGACTTTTTCATTTTTTTGTCGCTTAACCGTGCTGCGTAGGGCTTAAATTACTGAATGTTCAATGTGTTTATTTCCTAAACACGCTGCAAAGATATTAATATTTTTCCGTTCCACCAAAACTTTTCCCGAAAGATATTAATATTTTAACTTTTATTTGCTGTTTATGTCGTAAACATGGCTATTTTCGTTCGTTTTCGTTCGTTTTCGTTCGTTTTCGTTCGTTTTACAAACTCTATATAACAATAACCTGCACGCCTTAGTTTGAATGAATATATAATCTAACTCTCATATCCCCTACCCCTTTTCTCTCAATGAAAAGTGTTCTTCGCACAAAAAATGGGCAGAAAAACGCTCTCCTGCGCTTCCTGCCCTTCTAAAGATTGATATTATGATTGAACCTATTTAAATCTCTTCTTGATGCGCTCATTTATCCAGCAAACCGCAAGGATTGCCAGGAATATCAATACGCAATCGCCAGCGAATAATCTTATCTTATGCCATGTGCTCGCTGGCTTCTCTACCTCCTTGGTCTTGTATCGGTTTACGTAATACTTTACCTTTACGGTGTCAGTCACGAATTTATAAATGTCGAGCACGATGGTGTCCGTCTTGGTCGATGTCTTCCATCTGGTGGTCGTAAGATTATGCCAACGCTCCTTGATTATAGTGTCGCCCTTGATATAGACCAGCACGCTGTCGTGCTTGAATACGCTGTCATGCTGCTGGGTGTCCTGCCAGTGGATCTGTCGCTGGTTCACGCTGTCACGTCTTACACTTGTGTGTGCGCTGTCGTGATAAACCGTGTTATTTTGCGCTGTTTTAGCGCAGGAACAGCCAAAAATCAAAAGTGGGGTAATTATAAGCATTGCGAGAAATAACGCCACAGAACGCAAATTTCGCCCTTTTCTTGAATTTTCCATACTTTAAAACGTTAGATTGATATGTTTATTATGCAAGCACCTTGATTTCCAAGGCTTCCTTGGCTCGCTTCAAATACTTCTCGCAGGCTGTCAGTCCATTGTACCCTCCGTTTATCTTCCTACGGATAGCCTTCAAGTTGTCTTTGTCTGCCAGCTCATTGCAGCCGAAAGTGTCGAATACCCACATCGAGGATTTCGTTGCACCCAGAGGACGCTCCAGCAGTTCGGGTGTCCCAACAACATCGAAGCCGCAATAATTGGCATACTTCCGGTAGTTGGCTCTTCCAGTTATCTGAATAAGACCTCTGCCCTTATACTTCACGCCATCCCCCGGCTGAGTATTGCCAAGGCTTTTTCTTCCCTCGTAGGCTCTTCCGCTTGCAAGTTCCTTTGTATATCTCAACTCTCCGCTTTCGTGGGCAATCTGTGCGAGATAGTGCGCCATTCTTAGTGGGGTGTTGATTCGGAAATGCTCTGCCCATCCGTTGATGATTGGGAGGTAGGTGTCTGCCCTGCTGCCTGCATTCGGCATTACCTTTATAAGTTGCGCTCTAGTTATCCTCATTATCTCCTCCTTTCTTCCGCTCTTCCTTCATTATCTCGACAACCGCCTTCGCAATCTCGTCCTTATTCTCGAGGATTACCTGCATCGTGCGGTCTTGCTTGCGTATCTCTGCCTTCTCGTATGCCTTCTCCCGGATGCTCTTAAACTCGCACAAAAGCAGATACACCGTCCATGCGATAGCGAACATAGGGAAGGGAGAGATAATACACGTAGCAACGTCCATAAGCGAAGCAATACCGAATGTCGGAAAATACTTCTTCGCCTTGTCACACGTCTTCTTCAACCCGGTTGACGTTCTTGCAACATGCAGTTCCTTCGCCTTCTGTATGCCTGCTATCAAGTCAATTGTCATCGCTATCAGAATCGTAGCGAAACAGATAAAAATTACGATGGCGCACAGATATAGATGATGCACCTGAAAATCGTGAAATACTTCGTTCATATCAATATTTATTTTTGGTTTATTCCAATTTTTCCCAGTCAATGGTTACACCCTTCCCGATGATGTCTGCCGTCCACCTGCAGAATGCCATACCCTCGTATCCGTCTGGATCACTGGCTACGGCAATGGCATACTGTACGCAGTCGCTCTCGGTCTTGATTACCTTCGGATAAAAGTCCGCATAAGCCATATTAGCCAAATAGAGAATATCCCCGATGGTCGTACCCTTGGAGATTATCTCGTTGTTTGTCGCCAACCGGATTTCGTCAACAGTCCATCGGTGGCTCGTTCCATCTACGTTCATCATCTGCTCGCTTGCCATGATTGCCAGCTGTTTCGTGAAGTGGTAGCCGTGCTTGGCAACGTATGCCACGTACCCGCTGGCTCCCATGAGTGCCTTTGCTGCCTTCTCGTATGGTAAGCTGTGGATGGTGTCGCTCTCTTGGTGCTGGTGTCGCTCTTCCTCGCTATCGCAAGAATGGCGCAAAACGATTATTTTCTTCATTGTGCGCCCTCCTATCCTAATTTGTCGAGTAATTGCTTAACCATGCCACGAATGCCGCTTATGTCGCCCTCAAGTGCCTTGAAACGCTTTTCGGTTTCCTGCTTTTCCTTGATTGCCGGGTTCAAAGCTGCAAGAAGTTCTTCGCCCTTTGCTTTCCGCTCCTTGCTTGGCTCGTATGCCTTGATTATCTCATCGGCTTCATTTACCAATTTTCCAACTTCTGGCAAAAGGTCTGCCTTGTCGGTGGCCAGTACTATTTCGCCTGCAAAGGTAACTCCGAGGTGTTCTGGTATGGTGTAGATGGTCTGCTTTCCCTCCACCTCGATTGTTACGTCTCGCATTGGCTGTCCGCTGCTGGATATGGTTGCGATGCCAGTGTTGATGTGCGGCTGGTTGTCAACGACCTTGCCTTCCTTAACTTCCACCGTCTGCTTGTCTAGCAGATAGACTGGGTGATTTCTTTGTATATTCTTAAATTCCATGATGCGCTCTTTTTAGATAATTCGATAAATAGACAAAAAGGGGTCTCACTGATAACACAGCGAGTTGCCCCTTGATAGATTTTGTTCAGACCTCCTACGCTCCAGTTGTGGTTGTGGTGGTCTTCAACTGCTGGATAATGAAACCAGTCTGCTCTCTGCGCTTGCTGTCCTCCAGCTGGATGCGAAGGTCTTGCTCCCAGTGGCTGTTTAGAACATCAACGATGCGCTGAGTATTCTCCTTGCCCGAGGTCTTCAAGTCGCAAACGACCGACTGGATAAGGTTGCTGAGACTGCTTGCCGCACGCTCCACACCTGTATTGGTGTAGGCGAAATTCTGCTGCAAGGTGTTCACGATGTCCTTCTGTCCCAGTTGCTGCTCGTATCCCATACTGATGATGTTCTGCTGGGTCTGGCAGCAGCAGTCCTTCAGTGCCATGATCATCTGCAAGTTACCCTGCGAAATAGCATTGATTACTCGCTCTGCCGAATAACCAACTTGTCCGCTTATCTGCTGGATGCCTGCCTGGATGCCGCAAACGGAAGACTGCAAAGCGTTGAAGTCGCAATTCAAGTTAGCCGCCAGCGTCTTCAAGTCTTGGTTGTTGCCCTGGATTGCGCCCATCAACAAGTCGCTGTTGTGGTTGTCGCTCATCTGAGTGCGAAGGCTGTCAATCTGAGACTGGATTTCGGAACGCTGAACGTTGCCATTCTGTCCGTTCCAGCCATCACCGTACATGAATCTGAACATTCCCAACATCATCATGTAGGCGAAAGGGTTGTTCCAACCTCCACCCATACCACCGTTCATTGCTGCCAGCATAGTTGCCGGATCATTGTCTCTACCTCTAGCGAGCAACGCTGCCGCCAGGTTGTCATTGCCACCGTCCCCAGTGCAATAAACTTTCTCGATTGTGTCTGCCATATAATTTTGAGTTAATTACGTTACGGAAGCCAAATACTGGAATCCGCTGCAAAGATACTCTGATTTTTGGCTCGCTCCAAAAAGTTAGTACACTGGTATTTATCGAATTATTTTCAAAGAACGCTTTTGGTTATTTTCTTTTTTGTTTTCTGCTGAGTGATTAAATACAAATCGGCTCTACGTCCTTGTTTAGCAAGGTCGCTTGTGCCGTGGCAAGTCGATAAACTCGAGACGTGCTGATATAGGTGTAAGCCATCTTGCAAAGATGTCTCACAGCTGGAACGGTGCGGTTTAATACGGTCGCAGTGGTCGTTACGCTGAATCCTGCGTGTATCATCTGCTCAACGACCATACATCGTGTCATTACGAGGTTTTCTGCTCTCGACTTGCCGAGAACGTCTTCCCTCGTAATGCTCAATTCTCCGTTCGGCAGCTCAATAGCGCAACACTTGATTACGTTGTCTATAACTCGCCATAGTTCTTTCTCCTTGTCATTCATATATAATTTATTAAAATTATTGTATATTATTATATATATTTTCAGACGAAAATTGTATTATTCTGCCCCCAGCATAGAATCAATCATTCCGTCAATGGCTTCATCGGTCATGCCCTTCTTAATAGTAGGATCTGCGCCAATTGACTTCATCATCATAGCTACCCATGGGTTGTCACTCTCCAGCGTGGATTGTATCTGCTCCTTGTATGCTTCGTGAAGCTCGCCCGATTCCTTGAATTTCAAAAGAACCGTGCGCAAGGCTTTCACCACATAGTTATCCATCAGCAAGGGATTGTCCCTTGCCGATGAAAGTTTGGTAAGAAGCACTGCCAGTGCCTCATGTAATTGTTTCTTTTTCATATTGTCTTATTTTTAATTTACAAAGTCAACAACTTAAAGTTCAAGTTTTATATCTCCAGCATTTCTACCTGGATAATCTCTCATTCCTTGTCATTCATTTTGAAACAAATAGTAGTTTGCGTTACTTCTTCTCCTCTTCGAGAAGTCCAAGCGCGTCTTGGTAGAAGAGAGGGAATCCCTGACCGAAGTCCTTCAACAGCTTGAACTCTTTATCGTCAAGCTCAACCTCACCATCCGACTTGTATATCTTCATTGCCAACGCCATATAGCCGATGCCTCTAGCATTCTGATACATTGCATTGGCCAACTCCTCTCTGATGTCCTTGGTTATAAACTCGTCCTTTTTGATGCTTGTTGCAATTTGCAACGCAGCGAAATTAATCTTCTTCATAATTATTATAGTTAAATTGTTATTGTTAATATTCTGATATTAATTCTTTTATACGTTACCACTAACATATTCTCCAGCACCATTATAACTAGAATCTTGTTTAAAACAAAAACCAGGCATAGCAGCTATATAATTAGTAGTATTTTTATACTTGATAAATATGCCGTAACATTTATAAAGACCATCATTAGGATAACTAGGTCTTTGTTCTTGCTCATTAGGGTCTCCATAATTAAACAAATTACTAAGACTAAATAGAACTTCTTGCGATGTTCCAGCTGGAATAGTTACGGAAGTTGTGCCATTAATTATATCGCCATTATTAGATAAAAGCATAACTACGCCATCGTTAAGTATATAAGAATCGCCTGCAGTATTACTACCGCTTATTTCAAATTCTAAATTTGAAGCTCTCAACGTTAGAGCAGAACTGTTATTACTATTATCAATAGTAGCCTTTATATAAGTAGCACCATTATATTCTTTCTTCGCATTAATCTTTAAATAGCCTTTTATACTACCATCTGAATTTACAAAACTATCTTTGCCATAATAGTTATATAAATTTCCAGATGTAGCTCTAAGTCCAATAAAAGCATTATTTAGAACAGAATTTGCAAACGTATTAATTTCTAATTCTAGAGGATACCTTGTAAATGTAGGTTGTCCATTAGTTGCAGTTTTAAATGGGATAGCACAATACTTTGTTAGCCCGCTGCCATCACTTCCATCTGTATATAGAAATGGATATAGATTTACATAATAAGTAGTATTGCTACCTGTGTTTAAATCTGCTAATTTAATCTTAGGAATTTTCAATACATTATTATCAGCTAAAGTGGTAGCATTTGTCACAATAGTAATTAAATTATTGTTATATTCTATGGCAGCACCTAAATAATACTTAGATATATTTAAATCATCTATAGTAAGTTGGGTATCAGCTCCAGCATTACCATCTTTTATAGCCGCAATGTTAATTTGTAAATAATCATCAGTTCTAAAAGTAAATGATAATGACTTATTATCTAAATAATAAAACATACAATTAGCATAATGGTCGTAGCCATTAAAATCAGCAAGTCTATAAGGACTATATATACTTCCTATAGGTTTGTCATAAGACCAATCTAAAGTTCTACCATTAGTAATCAACTTCATAAAGTTAGTTATGGTTGTAGAATATGGAATTTTAATACCTTTATTTACAATATTAGTACTAAACAATCCTCCACCTTTTACTGGTTTATGTTTAGACCACATATTAATACTAGCGTTAGTACATAAACTAACTATATCATTATCACTAGTATTAAGTACTTTTTGAACGTCATCAATGCTAACAGGAGCTTGAATCACTTCTTCGTCGTTTATCATAATTTATTATTTTAAACAAGTTATACCACCAGTAGCTGTAATGCTTCCTTCAACAGAAAGATTGCCTACTACATTAACATCACCTTTAATAGTACCGTTAGTAAGGTATTTAGTTACTTCCTTTACAACAGGAACTTCCTTTACAACAGGAACTTCTTTCACCACCTCCTTGGTTACTACTTTCTCTGTTGTTATGTTGGCATTAAATACCTTTGCCAACCACTGAATAAATTTCTTCATACAATTCCTTTCTTTAAATGTTCAACACCTATAGTACCATCATCAATAACAGATATATCTAAATACATATTCTCAGTTATACAAATACCAAACATACATCTATTATGATGAGATTTACCTGCATATAAAATTGGAATATTACCAAGTTCTAAAATTGCTCTTATCTTATAGAGAAGTTCCTTAATTTGTATTGCTTTATCTGTATAAGGTTGTAGCATTAAGTCAAAGTCAGTAACTACACTACCATGAACTGCACTACACCACCCATTAGCAACACAAGTTTTTTCTATAGCTGGATATATACTAGCATAGAAAGCAGCTCTTCCATTTGTATTTATATTCTTATTCATAATATTTTAGCTTACACTAACACTACCTTCAGATGGTGTGAATTTATATGTTTTACCATCATAAGTAAACTGAATAGAAAAACCTGTATTATTTAAATCAACAATTTTAAAATCATCAGCCCCAGAAAGATTAAAAATTTCACAACCTAAAGTTCTAAAATAAGCACCTCCATCTGAAGATAAATAATATGATTCAGCTTCACCATCAAGATACAAACTATTAACGTTTCCATCTATAGAAACTAAATCAATATCGCCAACATTCCTATTTAATTTTAAGCCATCAGATAGCTGAATACTATCAATAACATTGAAAGTATTTGCAGTTACACTCTTGAAAGTAAAGTCAACATTATTACTTGTAGTAACCTGATTTCTTACACCGAGCGCAGTTATACCTCCAGTAGCATAAACTGAGCCGTTAATCTTGAAACATTTGTTTGCCGAATCCCAAGACAACGTACCACCATTAGCTTCAGAACCAAAATGTATTTGGTTTGAATTAACATCAAAGACATTGCCTTTGAAATCATAGTGATTGCTCATATTGTCGGTATAAACCTTCGTTGCATAGGCATCCAAATTTATCTCTCCATCAGACGATTCTTTCAGTCCATAACCAATATGGAGTGTATCGTCTGTGCGGTCAAGCATGTTGCCACCGTTCATCCAAAGCTGAATAGAACCACCTCCTGCAGAACCCATTCGCAAGCTGCCATTGATGTCACCAGTTCCATTGAAGCTCTGTCCCCAGATTGTTCTTGCGTTGGCTAATCTATCAGCAGCACTGGCATTACTTACCTTGGTGCCCTTCACGTAACTGTTGAGACCATTGATTTCACTTGTTGAATGGGTGTGACTACTAGGTGTAAACGTGCTTGGCTTGTTTGTCACGTCTGTCCAAGATACACTACCACCACTGGAACCACCACTAGAACCACCAGTAGCAGATAAAGTAATCTGCGAATGACTATCCCAAGTTACATTAAGTCCACTACCAAAGATTATCTTGAAGTCAGATTCACCATTCCAAGATTCTTCTGAACTATCTTTATAGAAACGTAGCTTACCACTAGTAGTACCACTGGAACCACTTCCACTACTAACAGGAATACCAACATCTACACAACTTTTTTCAGAATTTGTTCTAATAGTTGGTTTTGTACCAGTAATACCAACAAAACGTAATTTAGTTGCACTAACCCAACTCTCACTTTCTCCAGAATATTCTGGTGTTTGTGCAACTTGTATAGAACCACTACCACCACTAATTTCAGATTCATTCTTCCAAGTATATTTAGAACCAGTCCAATAAAGAAATTGAGGAGTACCGTACGAGGTTTTGTCTAACTGGTCATTCATTGCACTCATAGTAGGATTTAGAGCAACACCACTTCCAGTAGAAGTTTTCCAAACGAAATTACTACCATCATAAGTCAGTACTTGACCATTAGCAGTAGGGAAAGGATTGTCACTATTAAGTTTGGTAAGAAGAGTTCCCAAAGAAACACCACTGCCTCCCGATGTACCGCCACCACCGCTCCCTGCGTTGTTGCTCAAATTCTTCATATACTCGCAAAGGTCAACGAGGACACCGCCAACACGCAATGCTGTGTTCTCGCCCACCTGCGTAGCGTTCTTGACCGCTGCCGCCTGCTGTTTAATTTCGTCTATTGTTGCCATATATTAATCTCCTATTGCATGAATGTGTGCCCTCGTTCCTCGCTGTGCTTTCACTTCCCCTTTCGGGGTGAATGCCTTGAGGTATTCGAGTGCATCTGATAAATATCTTTCTGCCATATCCATGATGTCGTTGTATTGCTTGTTGTTTGATGCATCTTGAACGTGGTCCGAATAATCGTCTCTGTGTCGCATTCCACCTGCCCGGCTTATAATTGTGCCATCGGCACGGAAAAGCCTCGCATACGTGAAATAAGCGAGTGCCTTGCGTATTCCGCTGGTGTACTTCTGCACCTTGGTTTCGCCTTGGATGCAAACGCCCTCCTTCTTTGTGGTGTATTCGCCACCGTCCAGGAAAACCGCAGGCTGGAAATCGGGCAAGACTGAATCACCCCACTCTCCCTGCTCGGTCGCTGCCTTGAAACGTTTCCACCCGATGGCTGGTATGATGTTCGTGTCCTCGCTTTCACGAATGTATGAGTTCACTTCATTTTCATCCAGGTGTGCGCTTGTCGGTCGTGCCAGTTCCCGGAACTGATCAACCGTGATAAGTTGCTTTCTTGTCTGTTCTCCCATAGGCTCAATCAATTAATCTATCGTGTTGTTCCCTGCCACCTCGCTGCTGATATACTTCAACGGCTGCAGCTTTGGGTCTAGGTTCTGAATGGCTGGATCGTGCCAATTTTCGAAAATCTTCTTGAAGGCTCGTTCGATGAAACGCTGCTCGGTCGTCACTTCGCCTGCATAGTACTCGTAGGCATCCTGCATCACTTGTCCGCTGAATCCAAGCTTGCCCATACGGATGGCATAGAAGAGTTCTTGGTGGAACTGTGCATAGATGCGTTCAATAACGCTGCTGTCGGTCACGGAAAACTCCTTGTCGAAGTTCCTTGTAGGGAAAGCAACAACCTTCGGTTCGTCTTCCTCGTTCTCCACCTCGACCGCAAGAATCTTCGCTGTATTCTCGTCCCCCTGGAACTGCAGAAGGTCTTCATCGGAAATCATCTGTCCGCTCTCCACCTCTTCGCCTTCCTCGTTGAACTTAGGCACGCCCTTCTTGGTTACGAGCATACACGATACAAGGAAGTTGTTTCTCACGTTCCTCATCTTCACGTTGGCCAGTCCCTCATCGGTCGAAATCTCCGTGATGGCTGAATCGTAGCTTGCGGTCGGATAAATAAACTTTCCGTCTAGGCTCTGCCACAGAATCTGTCCTTTATAGCTGTCGATACCGCCAGCGTTCTCAATCTGTTCAAGAACGATGTCGGGGTCGGGGTTGAAGATGTTGATGCGCTCAATAGTCTTCTCGTTCACAAACAACCGCTTTCCGTTCCTCGTTTTCTTCTGCTCCCAGTCGGGATGCAGCAAGACGTGCTCCACGTTCCCCTTGTCGTCCGTCTCTTCCAGTCGGCAATTCTCGAAGGGTACGTGGCTCACGCTCGACACCTGCCCTAAAACGTTGTAGTTGACATGTAGGGCAAACCCCCCAAAGCGTGCGAGGTCTTGCGCAACGTTCCGAAGCAAATCGTCTGCCGTGTCCCCCTGCCAGTTCATCGCTAACGCTGCGATAACATCGCTGTCGAAGCCGTAGCCCTCAATAAATCGTGCGTAGCGGTTAAGGCAGAGCATTGCCGTTCCGCTGGCTTCCGTGATGCGTGCGAGGTTCTGCGGATATAGATTATCATATCCGTATGCCTGCATCTTGAATCGGCTGACGTAGCCAATATCAACCCTTCGCTTTGGCTTTTTAACTGTCTTAACGTTCATATTGCTTGTGTCGTTTTACTTGTTGTTTTGTTACTCTTCCTTGCCTGCTTTTTCGGCTTGGTCGATGTCTTTTTTTCTTGTCGCTGTCTGCTCCTTGTTCTCGATGAGTTCATCGCTGGGTATCTTCTGAAAGTAGCTCTCCATGTGTGGGTACTTCGTCAGATATTCGTGCGCTACCTTGTCGGTCAGGTTCTCATTAGTGAAAATCTTACCATGGTAGAAATCCGGGCAGGAAATGATGAAACCTGCCTTCATTGCGTAATTACATGTTTTTGGCATTGCCTTTTCTTTTTTGAGTTTTAGATATATTTCTATCAGAGCATCGTGGTAACACTGCTGGCAGGTTGTCGGAACAAACCGCTTCCGTGTTACCTCGAAATATAGAGTTTCGATAACTGCCTTGTCGGATTGGTCAAAGGTGCTGTCAAACCGTTTCTTCAACTCCCCGACCTTGGCTGTTGCTTCCTCGTAGGTCATGGCTTAACCTCCTACGGCTTCTGTTGTCAGACTGGCGTACTTGGCTGCCGTGGTCTTGCTGTCTGTGTCGAAGAAGAAATAAGCTGACTTCGGTACGCTCTCCTCCTCCAGCGTGATAAGCCATCCACCCTCGGTGTCGTCTGAGTATTTGTCGTTTTCGCCAGAACTTGCCTTCAGTGCCTGCGCATATCCGAATACCTGATACTCTGCCTTTCCGTCCGCTCCCTTTGAAAGGTTGCGAAGGATGATAACGAACTTTCCGTTCGCCAGTCCGTCAATGATATTTGAGCAAACGTCAGGTGTGTTTGCCAATACTACGACTGCTACGGTGTTCTTCCAACTGTTGCGATACGTGCCAACAGTCAACTCGGTCTTAGTTCCAGTGAATGGCTTGCTGCCTTCCTGCCGGATAGAGTATGCCTTCTTGCCAGTCTTCAAGACCAATGTGCTAATTGTATTACCAACGACAGCAGACTTTGTGAAGTCAATGTCGTCTCGGTTGATGATAAGTCCATCGCCCTCCAGTCCCTTAGTTACTTGGTCTTCGCAAGGGATGATGATGTCCTGGGCGATAAGGCTCTCGCAAGTTGTTGCCATATTAATTCGTTTTTAATTGTTATATCCCCAACACCGTTTTGTGGGTGTTGAGGATTGTCAAATAACTTAATACTAAACTGAAAATTTGGAGCGATTAGTAAGCTGCATGGATCATGTCCTCTTCGAGGAGAGCCGTGCCAATCTTACCTGTAGCATAGAGATAGTTCCTGCGCTCCTTCTGGTCGAACCAGACGTCGAGGTCGCTAATGAGTGAATCAGCGTCAGTACCAATCATGAGGTGCTTAGTATTACAGAATACCGCACGGTGTGGAAGGTTGACTGTCGTTGTGCCCTTCTCGTATGATTTGATCATTCTATCCCAAATGCCGACACGTGCAATCTTCACTCCGTTGTAGGTCGCTACTTCGAAGCCATCGAACAACTTCTCCCATGGCATAATGTCGTGGTAGGTCTTCTTGAGGTCGTAGGTCAATGCGTCAGCAAGCGAGCGTGTCATGAGCAATACGGAATCGCTGTCGTCAACGATACGTGTGTCTGCATCCATCAAGATTGTATCTACAAGTGTAGTAGCCGCACCACTCTTGCGCAATGAAGAAATCTGCGCTGCTGCCGTGGTCTCGCTGTTGGCTGCGATGGCGGTATGGTTCTTGGTCGCTGTGGCTGTAAAGATACGCTTGAAGAGGCCATCGCAGACGTTGAAATTACTAACATCTAAGCCTGCTGTCAGCTTGCCGCCACCTGTACCTGCCAATGCTGCCGCCTTGTCGCCAAACCAGCCGAAACGCCAAATCATCTGCTGTATGGCTCGCAGGAGTGCATCGGTGTAGATGGTCATGAAGTCGGTGTTGTTAAGGTCGCCAATCTCTGTTCCAGTCTTCAATGAATACTCAGCGATGGTTCCCTTCAATGCCTCGTAGCAAATCTTAATAGGAATCTCCCACTGTCCGAGTTCCCAGCGATTCTGAGAGTTGGCGATGCCCTTCTCTTCATAGGTAGGGTCGCAGCCTCCACCCTTCTTGCCGACCATTTCCATCTCTCCGAGAAGAGCGATAGGGTCTTTCTCTTTAACCTTCTGAATGTTCACGAATGAAGAGAAATCTTCATCGTTGTAGAAGGTTTCCTGTATTGCATCCTTGATGCTTGCGAGGTTTTCTGGCTGGAGTTTAAGGTTCTCCAGTTGCTGTTTTGTAAATCCTGCCATTATTTTCTTCTGATTTAATGGGTTAATACTTGTTACTTCTTGCCCTTTTTGTGGAGCTTGGCAAGTCTCTCCTTGATGGCGTTCTTACCTTCCTCGACAGCGTTCACGTTGTCGCCTGCGCCCTTGCCGCTTGGCTGTCGCTGCGCTGGCTGGTAGTGGCTGCTGTAGCCTGCCAGCACCTTCTCAGCACCGCCTGCCATCTTCACGGCATTCAGGATGCGCATGTCTTCCTTGCTCTTCGCAAGTTTCTGTGCGCCTACAAGCTGTGCCTTGGTGTCGTTCAACTGCTGTTTGAGTGCTGCTACCTGCTGCTGCAACTTGGCTACGGTGTCGTTGTCGGTGCTTGATGCGCTGCCGCCCTCACCGCCTTCACCGCCCTCATTGTCGGTGTTGTCTGCGGTCTGAATGTCGGTAATTACACCGTCCTCGACAACGATTGTCTTGCCATCGGGCATTTCAAATGTTCCGTCCGGACTTGCCTTGTCGCCAACTTGCGGATCTCCCTCTTCACGCTCAACGGTCAGTGTCTGTCCGTCCGCTGTGTTGAGTTCCATAGCCTTTGGCTCTACCTTGGCTTGTGGCTCTGCCACCGCCTGCTCTGCTTCCTCCAGTGACTTCACGCCCAACTTGGCGAGAATCTTGTCAAGGAGAGAAGCCTTTACTTCTGTTTTCTTCTCCATTGCTTTTGGATTTTGTTGTTTTGAATTAATGAATTGCTCTATGTTGCGCTTCGATTCGCTTGCGCTGAGTGCTGAAACGGTGCTGCTGATAAGACCTAGGCGCAAAGCCTCGCTGGTGTTGATGAAGATGTCCTTATCCATCAAGGCTTGTATCTCTTCCCGGTCGCACTCGCACCGCTCTACGTATGCGTCCACCATCTTATCCTGCCACATCTGCATTTCCTCGCTCTGGTTCTTCAAGTCCTTTGCGTTCAGCTGGTCGCCAAGACACCAGCCAGGAACCCACGGATTGTGCAGGAGGAAGGCTGCGTTCTCATATGCCTTGCGACTCTCCTTTGGTGCTGCGAGCATGATGATTGTGGCCATAGATGCTGCCTTGCCCTCCACGGTGCAGGTTATCTTCTTGCCGCTCTGTCTCAGTCGGTCGTAAATCGCCCAGCCTTCGACTACAGAGCCGCCATTGCAGAAGATGCGCATATCGATGGTATCATCGTCTTTCGGTATGCTTGCTGCAAAAACATCTATATCCTGAAAGCACACGCAGTCACCACCCCACCATTGATACCAAAACTTGTTGTCTTGGCTGTCGATGTCGTTGTATATTCTGAGTTTTGCCATTGAAACGTGATTTTTAAGTTTTAAAACGCTGCAAAGATACGATATTTTTCAATATGCTTATCTCGTAAACAGTTAATTTTTCCAAACAAGCCAAAATTTTGCGTTCTAAGCGACTTCTACTGTCTTGGGCGTATAACTTTACCACCTCCGACCAAAAACCGCTCAGAACGCAAATCTTGATAAAATAACAACACCATTAGAACCTGCTGATATTATCTCTCGTCTGCACTCTACGCTGGGTGCGGTTTATCTCCTCAACGCTCACTACTGGCTGGGGAGCCATCTGATACCCTCTGGCTACAGCTGCCGCCAGCATATCCATTCCGATATTGCTGCCTCCGTTGTTTGCTACGATAGGAACGCCACCGCCAAGCTGGTTGAATGCGGATAATATCGGACTGAACATCGATGTCGCCTTGGCGGTCATTACACTCTCGCCATTGGATAGCCTTGCCGGGATGCTGTCGCTCGTTCCAGTGCCTGCTCCCTGCACATATCCACCAACAGAAAAACCCTTGACTGCTGCCTTGGCTGCTGCAAACGCTGCCTTGATTAAAGCAAGCTTGGCTGCTGCACTTGCAACTCCTGCCCATCCGCTCTCTGCAATGCTAGTTGCAAGAATATGCACATAAGTCGCAGTCATTTGCTTCTCTATCGCATCAAGGTAGGTTGTCAGCATGGTTTTGAGGAAATTATGAAAAGTCAGATCCTGGCTCTCGAAAAACTCAGCCAACCCATCACCGATTGCCAAGATATAATCAGCTATCATTTGGTTCTGCTCTTGAAGTTTCTGTTTCTTGTTTTTGTTTTCGTCAGCTTGCAACTGCAAAGTCGTATCGTGCAGTTCCTGCTGTAGCTGCTTCTGTGCTTCAACATTCTCTTGGGTCATTGCAAGTTTCTGCTCCAGGAAAGCCTTGTATCTCTCCAGCTTGGCTGCATCGTCTTCCTCTCCAGTGCCACCGTTCATAATATCCGCATCCTTGCGTTTCTTCTCTGCTTCCTCGAACTCCTTGTTGAGCTCATCAACAATCTCCTTCGCTTGGTTCTTCAAGTCCGCTTTCGCCTTTATCATGATGTCGAGAAGTTTTGCCTGCATTTCCTGCGCCTTTTCCGCTCCGATTTGCCCTGCCGCCACGTATGCGTCAATGCTTCTTGCCACCATGTCCTTCTCCAGCTGTTCGAGGTCGTTGTTGTAGTCTCGCTCGTTGTCGTACATACCTGCAAGGTATCGCTTCTTAGCGGCCATTACTTGCTCGTTGTACTTGTGCTGAATAAGTGCAATCTGCGACTGCAATTCCTTTTCCTGCTTCTTCCTGCGCTCTGCTTCTGCCTTGGCTGCCGCTTCTTCCTTGGCTCTCTGCGCCTTAGTCTTTGTTGTGCTACCCTTTGTGGTGCTGCCCTTGGCTGCTGGTGTCGTTCCTTTGTTTCCGCTCACTGGCTCGCTGCTGGTCGCTCCACCGTTCACGCCAACTAATTTCAGATGTTCAAGCCTTCCGTTCACGGTGTTCTCGAATCCGTCAGCGAAGGAATTGCCTATCTCTATGCCAGCGTTCTTGATGTCGTGCCATGTTTCCTTGATAGTGCCGGAAATGTCGAACATCTCCTTGAATCCCTTCTGTGCCTTGGATAGGTCGAATGTAACAATACCTTCGAGAATATCAAGCATGCCCTTGGCGGCAAAGCCCATCCTCTTGAATCCGTCTATTGCTAGATTGCATACGAGTTTTATTGCATTCCACATCAGTCTGAAATTTATGGCGATCGCATTGATTAACCCTCGAAACAGAAGGCTCTCATTGTACCAGTCGATGAAGTAGTTGATTGCCTGCACAACTCCCTTGATAACTGCTGTAAGTGATTTCTTCGCAATCGTTGACAACTGAGCCTTCATGGTCTCGAATCCACCCCCGGTGTAATCAAACAATGAAGCCATTGCGTTCTGCAAATCCTTGGTTGCGTTCAATTCGTCTTCTTGCGCCTTAGCAATATCCCCGGACTTTGCCTTTACTTTGTCCATATCAAGTTCGATGTTACCGAGCATCTCGATATAAGCAAGTCCGGCATCCTCTCCCGGGCCACCGAAGATGTCGGCAATTGCGCTACCTACAGCAGCACTTGACTGTGGGAGTTCCTTCAACTTATTAGCCACCTCTTGCATAACCTGGAATGTGGTCTTGCTTCCGTCCTGCAAGTCCTTTTGAACTTGCTTAGAAGAAATACCTATTCCGTCAAGTGCAGCAGCCGTAGCGGTTGTCATTTCTCGAAGTCGTAGATTTCCTTCCTTGATGGTATCAACACCCTTGTCGCTGAAGATTCCCTCCTTGGTCGCTTGCGTTGAGATTGCCACCATTTCCTCAGCACTCAGTCCGGCTTCCTTGAAGTATCTCGGGTATTCCTTAATCGTGTCGAGGAACTCACCGTTGGCGTTTGCACCGCTCACAAGTCCGTCCTGCATAATCTTCAAACTCTCAGAAACGGAAATGCCGAAAGCCTTACTCATTGTATTAGCAGACTGCATCGTCTCCATGAATTCCAACCCGAATGTGTCGGATACCGCAAGAACTTCGTTGCGCACGGATTTCATTTCGACTCCAGTCAATCCGGTGAACTGCTGCGTCAGTCGTGTGGCTTCCATCAATCCCTTGTTGTAGTCATACCACCATTTGAATGCCACCCCTGCCCCTACGACTCCTGCCAGTCCAAGGAATACTGGGTTCGTAGCCAGTCCTATAAGAGTTGAGCCAAAAGCCTTGACGTTAGGGATGATGCCCTTGACGTTCTTTCCGAGGTCCACTACTGTGTTTGCAAAGCTGCTGATGCCTTCACCAACACCTCCACCGCCTCCCATCGGTACAACGTGCTGAAGGTCTTCAGCAAGGTCAAGCATTGAGTTGTAGTAATTACCTACATTCCGGTAGTATCGCTGGGTCTGCTCCTCTGCCAGTTTCAGTTCTTGCGTGATGTCATTTATATGCTTCTGTAGTGCCTGCCCCTTCGCTCCCTCACGCTCTGCCTTCGCCATTTCATCGTATTTCTTGGTGGCATTGGAAAGCTGGGCACGCAGCTGCTTCAAGCTGCCTTCCTGCTCGTTCTCTGTGCGCACGTTGTTCTGGATCTCCTTCTGCAGGGTACGCACGTTGTACTGGTATTCCTTGATGGTTGCGTTGATGGCTTCCGTCTGAACCTTCATTTCGTTGGTCGTGATGGTCTTGTCTTTTTCCTGCTGCTGCAAGTCCTTGATACTTGCCTTCAACTGGTCTATTTTCTCCTTGTATCTGATGATGCCATAGATTGCATCCTCGTACTTGACCTTGATGTCAAGAATCTGCTGTTTGTCTTCACTTACCATAGTTTTTGTCTTTTAATTGTTCAACTCTATCATTGTAACCTCGCAATATCCGCTGCTTGTGGTCTTGACTTCAAGAACAGCAAAATACGCTCCGTACTGCGCAAGGTACACTGGCTTCGTTTCATCAAAGTTCAGTATCTCCAAATCCGAAAGGTTGAAACGCTCCGTTATCTGGTGTGGGTTCGCGATCGTCTTTCTTAATCTATTCAACTTGTTGTCGAAGATGTCCTGAAGGTTGATGTTGAAAGCCAATTCCGCATAGCCTGCATTGTTCGTCAGGTTCACTATTCGGTCTTTACATGCCTTGTATTTCGTTGCGACTTGTCTGGTTATCGTGGTGCTGCCAAACGTGGATTGCTTGCTTTCCCACTCGTATATCGGTATGCGGTTTCCGTCCGTGGCTGCGAATGGAAGCGTACAGACGTCCTGCGTATATTCCAGCGTCTTGTTGTCTATAGTCATATCCGCATCATGCTGCTGATATACGGTGTCGTCTTCCTTCCACTTGTAGATATTGTGCTGGCAGTAGTCCTCTACGATGAAATCGGTCTGCCTTGGATGGTTGCTGGCTTCGCTTGGGATGAGCTTCTTTGTCCAGTCCACCGCCTGCGCCTTGTCTTCCCAAAGGTTCACGATGTCAGCAAACGTAAGTGTTCCACCGATAAACCGCTGGCTTGGAAACGTTGATGTCAGAATGCAGATACACTTCAAGAAATCCGTTACCTTGATGTCGGGCAGGTTCTTGCCAATAGGGAAATTACCTCCGTAGGGCACTTCATCGCTCTGACTGATGCTTGCAGAAATGCGTCCGTTGTACCCACGCAGTCCTCTCAAGACCCCCTTACCGTAGTGTTTGAACTCGAAGGTAACGATGTCGCCCTCTTCAAGTTCAATCTCCCCTCGTCCTGCTGCAAGGTGTATGAACCGTCCGTTCACCTTGTCCGAGTCGTAGTCTGTAATATACCTTCTAAAAGAAGCATTATCTTCGTCTATCTCCTTGCCTGCGATGTATGTCTTGGTGTACTCGCTTTCATTCTGGTCGCTCGTATGCTTTGATACAACCTTGATTTCAACGTAGCAAGGCTCGTAATTATATACTCCGTTCTGTTCTGTAGAGCCTTCGTAAGAACTTCCGACATACCCATTCGGGCGTGCATTCGATGCATCCCACGACCAGTTCATCTGGACATCAAAAATCATCGTGCAGGCAATCTTTACATTAAGCTGGCTGTATCTGTGTCCAATCTCCAGCCCATCGAATACCTCCGATAGGCTCGTTGCTTGGAAGTCGAGAATACCAAGGCTCTCAGTTTGGAAAAAAGTGCCCTCTAAGCTGCCTACAACCGTCTGCACATCTGCCTTCCTTGTAATCAATGGGACAGCAAGCCCCTTGATGGTTTCTTTTGCTCGATTGCTCCAGCCGAATTCCACACCAGTCTGTGCTGTGATAAGGTCTATAATATATTGCACCGTCACGCTTGGCTGGATTGCTCCATTGTCGGAATAACCAAAAGAGCCACCTCCACCAAATGAACCACCGCTCGAAGAAGTCTGTACTTCCCTGCTGCTGGCTCTCGCCCGGCTCTCAGTCTCGCTCTCAACTTGAATGGTCGTACCAGTGCTGTATTCCTTGATTGCGTTTATGACAAGCCACTCTGCCGTGGCTGGTGCTTGAAGGTCTATATTGATAGGCATACTCTCGCTTGTGTACTTCACGCTGTACGCTCCGCTCGAATGTACTTGAGATAACTTACCGTCCGATAGATAATAAGCCGCCACACCAGTGCTTATCTTCATATTTATCATCTTATCTACCGAAGGCTTAATGTATACGAGGAGACCGGAAGGCTTGCTCTTTACAACATTAATCTCTGTTTCTCCGGCTGCAACCTCATACGTTCCCCATGGTGTTGCCTCTCCGGTCTTCGCATCAAGTGCTCCGTATTCTACAGAGCCAGCCTTCTCTGCCCGAACCCTGATGGATATTGTCTCCATGGCAACGCTCGTTGCGATATTGGCGATGCACGCTCCTGCACTCACGAACGTTCCGAGAATAGGATCTGGAGCTGGTAGTGACGGATAGGTCTCTACTTCTGTCTTCCCGGCATCATCGGCAAGGCTCAGAACGTTCTTGTTTTTGTCGAGTATTGCCCATGTTCGATAGTCTCCCTTTCCCAACACTTTGCTGATGGTCGCTCTCATTCCAGCCTCGAAAGGTATGATTGCGCACATGTAGGTCTCATCGGTCAACACCTCGCCCGACACGTACTTCCCGACCTCTGTTCCTGTTCTTATCTTACCGCCAACGAGTGAATATGTCGTGTTGCTGTTCCCTCCAACGTTGCGGTCATAGCCCTGCCACTCCTCGCTTGATGTCTTGACCGCTGCCGTTTCGTATCTTCCATAGAATACTCCCTCCGATATTGCCTTCTCGTAGGTGTAGGAGCTGTTGTTTCTGTTGAAACGCAGATACTTCGTGCAATTCAACTCGTTCAGCTTCAAATCTGACGATTGCAGCGTTGCCAATGCCTGGAACAATCCCCAATAAATCGAAATTTCGATGGTTTCCTTGACGCTCAGGACGCTTGCCCTTCCGTTGCGGATAATCTCCAGTCCGTTACGGAAATAACGTGCTGTGTGTAAAATATAGGGGTATTTGCTGCTTGTGCTCGGTTTCCCTGCAAACTCCAGCACAGCCATATTGTGTGCTGTCTTGGGAAGGTTGATGGTGTATGTCGTGTTGGCGGTCATTTTCGTAATGTCACGAAAAAGGTTGCTCTTGATGTCGAGCGTGATTGCTGTTTCCTCGCTCATATCCATCAAGATGCCATCGATGTAAAGTTGCTGGTCTGTCATAGCTGCTGAATCTGTGTATTGTTAATAACCAGGTTGCAGACGAAATCCTGCAACTCTGCCGTTGTCTTGGTGTAGGTTCCTGCCTTGATTGTCACACTCTGCCACTTGTCTCCATCGAGGTACATATCAACGACTGGGCTGCTTGCCAAGTCTTGCAGGAAGTCGAACGTCTCGCTATCTACCAATGGTGCGCAAAGCGGTATGGTGTCCTCTCTGCCGTATCCCTGCCTTCTGCCGTTTGCTCCGAGGTAGCCGAATATTGTATCGTCATACTCTCCGAGGTTGTTGCGCATGAAGCTGGTGTCGCTGCTTATCGCCCTGCTCTCATCGCCTTGCGTGAATAGCCAGTAGCGATAGAAACCGTGACGATCAACCCAACGCAGATAAATGCCCTTCTCCGTGTTGTCGGTCTTGATGGCTGCCAGTTCCGTGTACATGCCGCTGGTCTTCAAGTAGAAAGTGAAATCGAAGGTCGTGTCAAAGGTCGCCTGCTGCTTCCCATTATAGTCCTTGATGGAGTAAGACTTCGCTCCTTCCTTTAGAACCTTGCTTGTAATCTCGAAAATGCCCTGCTCTGCGATGTCTATGTGCTTATTCGTAACCCTTCCGTCCGCATACACAAGAAGGCTGGTTCCTTCGCTGATGTATAGACCGAAGGAGAATGGAAAGTTCGTGAACCATGTCAGCTTCTTGCTTGTATTCCACGTCTCTCCTGCCCTCATCGCTCCCCAAACATAGAAGGTCGTATAACTGAATGTCGCAAGGTCGCTCCCCTCGCTATTCTTGACCTTCACGGATATATCGAACACTGCCCCGAGGTTACTCTTCTGGCTCTCCCTGCTGTAGTCGATTCCGAAGCTGATGCCATCGAATAGAGCCTGCACATATTCCCTGTAGTCCATGATACAATTATCTGCAAACGCTTCCACGCTGTACGTGTATGTCTTGGTCTCCCTGCTGATGGTTGCCTCGATGCTCGCAACACCCGATCCGCTCGCCTTGATGATGCAGGGAAGGAAAGCGAAGCCTACAGCGTCCGCATACTTAATCGTGATGCCGTTTTTCGTTGTCTGTCTCATACCGTCTCATTGTTTAGTTTGATACTTCCCACCGACTGGTGGATTAAGAAAATAAGCCTCTGCCCGAGCCTTTTCATCGTATCGGGCACAACGTTGCTGTACACGTCAGCCCTGCCGCCAGTCCGGTGCAGCTTAGAACCCTTGCTGGCGATGGTGTGGGCGATGGCTCCTGCCATGCTCATGTCTCCACGCTCTTGTGGCGTGTACTTGTGCGGTCGCTGGGTCTTGTATGGGATAGGTCTGCCGTGCAGTCCCTTGTCCTTCATCCACTGGCGGATGATGCCACGGAAGCCGTATGGTATCTTTCCTGCCCTTCGTCCGGTCTCCAGTACCCAGAATGGCTTGTGTCCCCATAGGATGGTCTCATCCTCGCTGGGCTGCTCCACCTTTAGGCTCGCTATGGTGCGCCCCGATGCGTTCTGTCCATTGATACGTATGTGGTTGATGATAAGTTGCCGTGCTCTCTCTACTTCCTCACGCATGATGAGCGATGCCGCCTTTGGGTCGAATTGAATACCTCCCTTGCTCATACCTCACACCCTCCTATGCTCTGTGTCAGTTGCAGGGAGTACATTACGCCCGACACGATCGTGCTCAAACGCTCGATGATGGTCTCGTAGTATTGCTGCCCTTCCAATGGCTCGAACTGGTGCGACTGGTTGATGGCTCGTATCATCCTCGCCCCTGCCAACTTCATTCGGTCGATGCACTCTCCGTTGTCTTCTCCTTCCGCTCCCATCGGTACGATGTCGAGATAAGCCAGGGCAACGTTCACGGTGTCGTAAACCCTGCCGTTGCGTATCTCTGTCATGCCACTGGCTGGAATGATGCACACGATGGCTGGATAGTTTAGTTTCTCCAGCTTGGTGTCCGCTGTGTCCCAATCTTCAAAAAGGTAGGTGTAGTCCGGTAGCGTGTCTGCTGCCAGCTGCTTTAATGTCTCTCTGATTGTTGCCATAATTATCTGGATTTACGTTTCATTTCCTCCGCTTGCAACTTCTGCAGGTTCCGCTCGTACACGCTTCTCTTGTTGTCCATTTCCATGCACTTGTAGATGCGAAGCCATGGTGTCTTCAACACTTGGTCGTGGTCGCTGATGCCCATCCTTACCGCATACCAGTCAAGCATGCCGAACAGTCCGAATCGCAGGGTATCGATGCCTGCCTCCTTCTCCAGTCTCGTTGGCTTCGCTGTGTCTGTGCTCTCGAAGAGCTTGTTGATGCGCTCCACCTCTGATGTTACCCATCCGATGAGCATAACGACATCAACCGCCCTAGCCTGCTCCACTTCCTTGTGGCTCAGACCGAGGACGGTTGTCACTATCTGATACAGACTTTCCTCGCTGTCTGATAGCTGGGAAAGGTCAATCAGCTGCCCGATGGATAGCTGGTTGAGATTGTCGGGCACTTGTTTCTCCCCGACAAAAGCTGGTCGGGGCTGCTTGCCGATTTTGTAGCTGGTGTGCCTTGCCACTGCCAGCCAGTACTTGAATGTAGTGTTCTTATCCATACGCTTTATAATTTTGTCGTAGTTATTGTCTCAATACGTGCGCCTTAGCAGTTCCGTGGCTCGCTACGGATAGCTTCTTCAAGGCCACGTATCGTATTGCGTCTATGCCGTGGTTAAATGCGTCTATAGGCTGGTTCGTGGTTTCTCCATCCCTTGACTTCTTCCACTTATACTGCTGCATGTTCCCGATGATGCCGTTGCTTCGTCTGGTTATGTTGATGCGGAAACGCTTCAAGATGTCGATGCCGTTGTTGATGCTGTCCTTGCCCTTGGTGCTGCCGATTATCCACAGACCTTGGTTGTGGATCTCCTGAATGCTCTTTGGCTCTGCCGAGTCAGCAATGATAAGGTCTCGTTTTGTCAGTCCGTTTTCCTTGCATCGGTCTGCGATGTCGTCATTCGTCATTCCAGGCTGGTAGATTTCCTCATCCACCCATAACTCTCCGTGCGCCAATATAAGGTGCTCCACTGCTGTCGGGTCGTTGGTAAATCCGAAGTCCAACCCCCTGCATTCCATTTTCCACTCCTCCCTTGGTGGCAGTTTGTCAACGATGCCCCAGTTAGTGAATACAAGCCCGGTAATCTTTCCGGTCAATCCTCTTGCATAAACTCGCCAAAGTTCGGGGTCGTCAATCTCTTCAATTTTCTTGTGCTCCTGCTCAGTAAGGAATCGGTTGTTTCGGTGGTCGCTCAGGATCAATCTGCAATCATCCCTGCCGATGATGTTGTTGTGTACCCAGAACCTTGCGCTTGGGTTGTAGTCGATGAACACCTGCTTTCGGGTTCGGATTGCCAGCTGCCAAAACACATCGTAAGGCACACCGTTTGCCTCGTTCACGAACAGGTAGTCACGCTTACCGTTCTTGGCATCCTGCGCATCCTGGTAACTCTTGAACTCGATGATTGAACCATTCTTCCCTCTGTAGCTGCTGTCGCTCTTGTTGTTCTTGAACCAGTCCAGCAGCTCTGCCCTTGTGTGCAGGATGGTGTCGAGGTCTCGCATGGCTCCCACCTTCAAGTTCGGGAGGTCTTGACCGCACACCGTGATAATTGCCATGGGGTGTTCAAAAGAAAGCACTATAAGACGCTGCATAATGGTGTATGTCTTCCCCGAGGACGTACCTCCTTGGTTTACGAGAAACCTTGGCTTCACGTCCGCATTCGGGGCATACAGTTCACCAATAACGTCAAATAGTGCCATTCTTTCAAACAATAAAAACTTAAAACAAAATTATGGTAAAAAAATTATTCTTTGTCCAATCCCTCACGCTCGATTACTTCCTGCTCGCTGGATGCACACTGGTGTCCCGAGTTGATGTAGCGTACCTCGATGCCGCCTTGGAAGCCTGCGTTCAGGTCTAGCACGACCTTATCCAGTCCGAGCAGCTTGCAGATTTGCGTCTCAGCTTTTAGGATGATGTCAAGATACCTTGGGTCTCCGAGTCCTCGCTTCTCAGCATCGTACATTATCGCCTTAACGGTCTCCATCGTTACAACACCAGTGTCTGGATTCTCGCTTGGCAGTCCGACTTGCGTCTGTGTCTTGCCGTGGTAGTCTTCCTTGGATTTCTCCCACGCATCCCAGGCTTCACGTATTACCAGCTTCAATCTTGCAACCTCGCTGGTTATTTTCTCGTCCGTGTCGGTCAGTCTCTCTTCCCTCCACTCCTTCAATAACCGCTGAATGTCGCAGTGCGCTTGATTGTATTTCGGTCTGTCGAGCCGCTTGCGAACCTCTGCCGTGATTTCTCGCTCCGTCCATCCCTTGCGGTATAGGGGTGCGATAATCTGCAAGCGGTTTTCGATGTCGATTTTCTGCGCTCGATGTTTGTTGTTATTACCTTGTGGCATAGGCTTTAGAATTTAGCACCGTTGTAACGGTATATGATATTTCCGTTTGCATCCTTACCATCTGGTACCATTGCGCCCTCGAATAGCTTGTATGGGGATTGGCCATTCTGCGGATTATTCCAAAGGTATCTCATGTACTCTGCCATGGTCATCCCCATAAACTTCGCACGCTTCTCGCTGCTGTTGCAGTTATAACCTTGCGCCCTACCCCAATCATACTGATGAAGTTCCTCGATGTCGTGACGCACCTCATTCCAAGATACGTGTCCGTTCTTCTTGGCTAGCTGCAAGGCTTCGCACCATTGCCCTTTAGAATAGTTCCAGTCAGATGGAAGACCACAACAAGAGCCGTTACAGCATAATTCCTTGAAGTGAGCGTCACTTACATAGAAACGCATTCCTATCTTCTCGGTCAAAGCCTTCATATTTCGCATGAAAGGCTCTTTTACCTTTCGGTTTAATCGAAGATAGCCTGTAGATACGGAATACTTCTTGTAGAACGCCATCACGTCAAAGCCACACAATTCATTTAGTTTTGGCATAAATGCCTTCAATGTTGGCGACCGTTGCTCCACACAGAAGAACTCCGTACTCATTGCGCTTGCTCCTCTATTATGTGCCTCTTGTATCAAGTCGAGGTATGTAGGAGTGCTGACACCTATCACGAATGGACGAAGACGTAACGTTGCGCCACCTGCATTTGCATTGGCGATACGCTCTATGGCTGCAAGCCGTTCTATCGGACTATCTACGCCCCTCTCGATTACATGTGCCTTCTGTTTGTCTAGCGTGATAATAGAGAACTTGAAGTTCCAGTTCTTCTGCCCTCTGATCAAGTCCATGTATCGCTCGTCTTTGGTGAACCATGTAGCCTTGGTGGAAAAGCAAAGCGGATAATCTATATCCTTGAAGAACCGAAGAAGTTCAAGCGTCTTGCCAAACTTACGCTCGAAGTTGTCAAACTGGTCGCTCATTCCACCCCACTGCATGACCTTTCGGTCTTTAATGTATGTAGCGAACTGACCAGCGTATTTGTCAGGCTCAGTAAACATTTTTTTGATGTGCTCAACGTTTACTGGCTTCACATCCTTATGAAGGTACGCTTCCTTTGCGCCCCCAAGTGCCCTTTGGAACTGCGCAAAACAATATAGACATCCATACGCACAATTGGAGTACGTGTCAAATGTCATTGGCATGGAACAATCCGCAATCTCATTGCTCCATCTTGGTGACTGATAATATCCCATATTTATTATTTTTTCCATTAAATACTCGCCCTTTTCGTTAGACCCTACAACCTGGAAACCATTCCTTTGATAGAATACCAAGCCAGCAATCGTTTTTGTCGTTATCTTTTGCAAGCCCTTACGTTTGGCGAATTCCAATACACGATTTAACAAAAAAGTGGCAATTCCTTTCCTTTTGTAAGATTCAGCAACCGCAACACCATATATGCGCATTATACTCTTTCCAACCATTCCATTGATAAAAGCCACCCCCCCGATATACTCACAATACATCTTTTCAGGAGAGCGGAAACCAAGGTATGCAACAATATGCGCATCTTTCTCGGCTTGTTTGCTACCAGAAAGTCTCGCTATTCTTTTCAGCTCTTTTTCGTTATAATCGCTCCGAATGTTCATAATTGCAAATTCAACAAATAATCACCACCTTTCATGCCTACCACATCAAAGCCCTTGCGACAATAGAACTCCGCTCCTTCCTTTGAGCGAGTTTCTATCAATTTATAGCCGCACTTCCTTGCTTCATCTATGGCCACAGAAAGCAATAATGAGCCAACACCCTTGCGCTGCCATTCCTTGACACAGGCAATCCCAATAATTCGGAAAGCCCATTTGTTCTTAACCGCAATCAGAAATGCCCCCCCATTAAACCATCTACAAAATAGCTTAGATGGTGAATGATGAAACACAAAGCGTCCATAGCTTACGTCTGCAAGCGTTTGCGACACGCCACTTCTCCTAGCTATGTCCTTTAGCCGCTCTTCATTCCATTCCGTGCGCATAATGTAGTTATTTTTAACGAATCTAGCATCTGTTGCGTTTTCATAAGCTAGGCTAACACTTACCTAGGTACGCTTACGAAATGCGTTCTCTGACGCTTAAAATCAATTTTCACTTCCATTTTTGTCTTTCAACTCATCGACAGAGTATAAGACTTTATCAATAGAAGCCAGTCCAAGAAGTGCTGCAAGATAATCCCGTTCCTCTGACTTGAAGGTAATAATTATACGTTCCATAGCCGTTTTGTCATCGCCCTCTATCTTTGGCAAGTCATCTGGGGTTAGGTCTTTTCCCTGCAATTCAATTGGCAACTCGTCAGGAGTATCGTCCATGCTACTTTCCGTTTCATCAGGCTCTTGTTGGCTAGAGCCTCCACTTGTAGCATTACTAGTGCCGCCCCAACCTTGCAACTTCCAACTTTCGATGCCCCAATCTTTGAGCAAATCTGTATTCCAACCATTATTGAGCATATCGGTATCCCAGTCTCCAAAGCCCACGTTGTCCTTGATGATGAACTCTTTTTTCTGTGCTTCCGTGAGGTCTGATGCATTGACGATGGTTGCAGTTGGCTGCTCCTTCCACTGGCTCCAGTAGTTGGCGATTGCCAGCTTCTCTGCATCGGTCAGTCGCTGGTCTGTGTCGAGAACGTCCATGATGGCTTCCGGTGTCATGCTCACGATGTGGCAGAGTGCCCTCGTTCTCATATTGCCACCCAGTGCCTTGTATGTCTCATCCACGACTATCGGGCGAAGCTGGAGCATCTTCGGGAAGACGAGAATGCTCTTTACCAGCTTTTGAAAATTCACTTCTGTTATGGTTCTCGGGTTCGCTTCGTTCTCGCTGACCCTCGAAAGTGCGATTTCTTCTGTTTTCATATTCTTTTTGTTTTTTAAGTTTGAAATACTGCTTATTTAGTAAACAGTGGCACAAAGATACGACTTTTTCGCTTTAGTTGTTCGTTCTTCGCACGATTTTAACTTTTCACAACTCTTCTTTTTTTCTCATCCATCAAAGGCTCTGATGGTCTTCTGCAGGGTTGTCTGTGGCTTCTTTGGCTTGACCTTGACCGAGTATCCTGCACACACCCAGGCGAGGAGTAGTGCGTCTCTCTGGTCTTGGTTCATTCTCGGCATCTTTCCGTCAGAACTCATGAAGTAGGCGATTTCGTCTTGGGTTATTTTTCCGTCCTTGCCCTTCCAGCACTTCTTTAATGGCTTGATTATCTCGTAGGGTATATTGTAATGCTTGCAGCACTCAACGATGAGAATTCCGGTCTGATGGTTCATTCCTGTGGATCGTCCGATTGCTGCTGCCTTGACTGCACTCATGAACCGATTAAGCACATGCCAGTTGCTCTTATTGAGCCAGCCGCCTTCAATAACGACCTTTACCTTCTTGCAGCATTCATTCATTTTCCTTAGGTAGTCAATCAAAGCTGGGAAGTTCATCTTGTAGGCTAAAAACTTTCTGTCATCGAAAACTGCACCGACACCGCTTTCGTTGTTGTCTGGGTCGATGCCTATTATAACTGTTCCTTTTTCCATTTCGTTTTACTTTTGTTTTATTTTTGATTTTCTTTTTTTTGTTGTTTTCTTGAAATTTTCGTTCTAAGCCATTGTTTCTGTGTCTGTGGGTAGTTGTTCGGGTTGCGGAATCCTACGTGCGTGTGTGCGCTTGTGTGCGCTTGTGCGCTAGCTCCCTACTATTCCTATCCTCTACCCTATAGTCCCTTCTCCTTTCATCGTCTTGCTGGCTTGAAACAGAAAAATTGAGGGAGTGCCTGTCGATTTGCAAATAGATGAATATCATATAACGGAACGAGTTTATTTTGCAAACACTCCCTCTTTGGATCTGTTACGTCATGTTCCACCTCGCTTTCTTTGTTTAGAGTGGGCAGCGTTGATGGTCCGCCCAGCTGGTTAAATACTTATTTTCTGTGATTCAAGGATTGCTCCTTCTTTTTCTTTACACGCTCTGCAAGCCACATGAAGTGCTCTGCCGCTTTCTGGTCTCTGAATATGGAAGCCTTCACTTTTAGATTGGTTCTTTCCAGCTTCTTTCTTTCGGCTTCAATTCTCCGCAGCTTCTTCTGCTTATCGTTGTAGCCCTTGACCTTTTCGGGGTTGGCCATTCTCCAGTCCCGGTTTCTCCTCATCATTTCCTCACGGTGCAGGACGTAGTATCTGCATGCTCTCTCACGATTGTGCTCTTTGATTTCCTCGTCAGTGTACTTCTTCTTTCTTCCCATTGCATTCCTTGATGTTTTGATGTTCTACATATTGCCTGCGAGGTGGGCAGTACCTGCCATTGATGCAGTTTCGCCCTCCCTCGCAAGCCTTGCATAATTCACTCGCCATACGTCCTAGATTGGAAGGCTCTCGATGTCGCAGTCAGTGAAGGCGAGGTTCTCGTGTCCCTCAAATGGGATGCAGATGGAAAAGTCTGCCTTGCTTCCGGTATGGATAAGAAAGACGGTACATCTCCAATCGGAGTACTCTTCACGGACACAGACAAAGAAAGCTGGCAGCCATTTGCGCCCTTTTCCGCCCCTTACAAGCACCTTGTCTAAAGGCTTGAAGACTGGCTGTTTCTTGCCCTTCTCCCATAGGGTGCAAGCCTCCTGGAACTTGACGGCTTCGTCCTCTGTCGCTTCTCGCAGTTCCTCATGTACGCTGATTCTTAGGTCGAAGGCTTGGTCGGTCACGAACTTCTCGTTCTCGATTTCGTACTGGTTGCCGAATGTCAGCGTGTCCTCGCTCTCGTTCTTTCCGATGAGCTCGCCAATAATGGTTACATTGCCATCCTCGTCTTCCTCATCAAAAACGTAGAGTTTGCCGATTTTAAACGCTGGCTTCTCAATCTCCAGAGTTTCACGGTTCAACTTGCCGCCGAGCCGCTCTTCAACGAATCGGATATAGCCTGCCGGATCATCGCTCTTGACCCAATCGGCTGTTCGTAAAATCGAAGGGCGTTTATAATAAAGGGCTTCTTTCTCTTTGACGAATCTTCCGAGAAAGCGTGTCTTCGTCTCATCCTCGTATTTCTCGAATGTGCAGGTTCCTTGTACTTTCTCATCGCCTACATGCTCCAGCACGTCTCCCTTCTTGAAGAACTTGCTCCAGTCTCTCATTTCGTTTGATGGGAAAAGCAGGGCTTCTCCTCCCTTCATCCATTTGCCGTTCTTGTCGAAGGAGTACTCTCCGTTCTTATCCTCAGTCCAGATTGCTTCCATTTTCTCCTTGTCTGCTGCAACTGAAGTGAACTCAACATTTCCGCACATTGGCGTGTAAAGTGGGGTGCCATCTGGCATGCCCTTCAAAATCTCATAAATATCAATATCTTTCTGTTCCATAATCTGAATGTTTATTTGTTGTTTATAACTTCACTCGTCCGAGTTTAAAATAAAGTTCCAGCAGTTCCTTGGTATCGAGCCAGAAATCGGTGTTGCCAACGTATACGTGATGTCGGTGCTCGTCCGTGATGATTTCTATCTTTTTCATTTCTTATCTGCGTTTAAAATTGTTCGGGTCCGCATTGTAATCCTTGAGGATACATTCGAGAGCCTTGATTTCATCATCTACCAGCCAGATGTCTCTGTCGCCAACTGACAGATGATGAAAACAAACAAGCTCACGGACCAGTTTTATATTAACTCTTTTCATAGCCAATACGGTTGATAACTATTTAAAAAGTTCCTGCTGTGGATGAATGATGTCTGCCCGCTTCTTCTTAGCCGCCCAGAGAAGGAGGTTGGTGTTCTTGGTTCCAGCATTCTTCTCGAGGTATCTGATGATGCAGGTCAAAGCGTCTTGAACCGCTTCTTTCTCGTTTCCGTAGAAGATGTTGATAGCGTCATATCTACTCGGATAGCCTGCCGGACTGTCGTATCCGTCCTTTCCCTTCTGAATGCTGTAGCCCCATATCCAGCCGAACTGGGTTTTAGCGGTCATTACCTTCCATCCCCAGTTGTCTGCATCCTCTACGGAATACTCGATTACGTGCGGATTGGTGCAAACATCATTGATGTTGTACTTGAAGCCTTCATGCTCTGCAACTGGCTTCTTGATGTCGTAGTGGTTATCGGTCAGCCATTTAAACCAATCGTCTGATGTCTTGAATACAAGCCCAGCGGCTCTGCATTCATGGAAAAACAACTCATTCATAATCTTAATTGGAATTTAATTATATCTATAATTGATGTAAGCTGATTCTGAACCGAATATTCGTTCAGTCTCAGTCTTATGTTCATCTTTTATTTCTTCGATAATGCGCTTTCTGCAAGGTACGCATTCCTTCTCTATCAACCTTCTAATATTCTCAAATTTGAAAGAAAGGTCGTTCAGATCATTATCATAAACATTAACCTTCTCGCAAAAGTATTCATTATCCTTCACGCCTACAGATAACTCTATAATTCTATTTGTTAGCTCCTCGTATGCGTAAGCAAAACTTCCGGCATTATCTTCAAAAGCCATTTCATTTGCTCCTTTAGATATTGCATCAATTAATTCACTCTTATTCATGGTTTTCAATCTTTACAAAGTGTACGTCCTTGCGGTCTTCTCTTTCATGATTCAGACAAGCAAGATTCCTGCACATAATGCCTTCTCTCTTACCGTTCAAGATGCACTCGTTGCAGTTCTCTTCAGATAGATCTATATCCTCAACCACCTTACAATTTACACCTTCAATGCTAATTGTCGCCCCTACCGGGTATTCTGTATTGAAGCATTCGTTGCTTACAATACATACTTCTTTCTGTTCTGCCATAATTCTTTCGTTTTAAGCGTTTAAAATCTGTTTGCTCTACAATTTACCGCCCGAAGCGTGAAAACGGCTAAGAGCGGCTAATTTTACCCTCATTCGTTATTTTTCGGGCTTCCAGTCGATGCCCAGCCGCTGCAGAACTCCCTGCTCGTAGAATCTCGCCAGTGAATCCTTGGCTGGCTTGTTCCGGGGATTCTTCTTCAAGTCGTCCAGGTTCTGCTGTATTACCCATCGGAACTTGTCGTCTTGGCTCTGCTGAGGTGCTGGCTGCTGGTGCTTGGCTTGCTCGTAGCGTTCCCCGATGCTCGGTCTTGCCGTTGAATCTTGCGCCTTGGCTGCTGCCTGCGGCTGCTGGCTTCCTGCTGGCTGCTCGTTGTCGTAGTTGCCTTCAAGAACCTTGGGGAAATTGGAAGGGCACATCATCCAGTCGAAGCTGGCAACCCATCCCTTTCCGTTCTTGCCGTTCATGAAGTCGCTTGCCATTGCCTTGTCGATTGCCTTATAGACCATCTGAACGTCCCCTCCGTATTCCCTTATCCTTGAACGGACGTTACCCTTGCGCTGGTCGCTCATCAAGGTCAACCTTCGCATCACGCTGCCCGACTGATCGTGCTTGGTGTTCCAGTATTCCTTGATAGCCGAAAAATCAATCTTGACGCATCGTTTAGCTGGGTCAACTTTCGGATTTTCCGAAATTGACAAACCTTCTTTAGAAGGTATATTATTATCTGTTTCTTTAGAAACATCATTATCATTATCATATTCATTATCATAAACATTATCATATAAGGTTGTTTTTTTAACCTCTTGGTTATTTTGGGTTGTTTTTTTAACCTCTTGGTTATTTTCACAACCAACTGGTTGTTTCTTTCTTGCGTTCTGATTTCCTTTCGGAGCACCACCCTTTCTACCGTTTGCCCTCCATCGTTCGGCCTTCTCTTCGTACTTGGCTTTATTCCGTTTCATATCGTCAACGATAAAACCGAAAGCCATACGCACGACTGGTTCGAGATTTATAATCTCCCCATCCCTTGCGTAGAGAAATATCGCTCTCGTCAGTTGCCCGAGTTGTTCATCGGTCAGTCCCTCGATAAGAGCGTAGTATGATGTGTATAAGATGAATGAATCGTTCATAATTTTATTCTGATAATGATAGTTTCTTTTCCAGCTTCCGTTTGAGTACGGTGGCCATACGGATTTTGTTCCGTTGGCTTGTGTCGGTCGGTACGGTAACTTTCCCACCTAGGGAAATATAATTCTCCAGTTGAGAAATTATATTCCTTAGGTCGGTTTTTGATATAGTAACTCTATCCATAAGCCCAGCCTTTACATGATGAGCAATCTCCGTGCTCCCTGCACCTGCTTGATGTAGGCAGCGCATTCCTCGGGATGGTCCGTCTGAAAAGCCTTTGCATCGAACTTCTTGCTTGCTTTCGGTGCTTTCCATGTTGCAAGTCTTCTGCCGTTTCCGTCCACGATGCTCTCTGCGTCCCCGAAGAACAGCTTCAAGTTGTCCTCGATCTCCTTCTGTCGGTTCTCCAGTGCCTTGCCCTTCTCCTTGATGTCCTTCAACTCGATGAGCATATCCCCGACTTCGGCTGTGGCTTCAATCTCCTTTCCTGCCTTGTGCAGTGGCGACTTCAGGAGAACGTCTTGTGCGCTATAGGCAGGTGGCTCTTGGTTGCCCACGATGTAGTCAAGCCAGAACTTGGTTATCTCGTCCCTCATCCATCCGAAGAATTCGGGGTCAAAGTCGATGTCTCGGTAGCCGAACTCCCTGCCTGCTGTCAGCCAGGCCAGTGCTCCGTCCTTGTATTCTCCCACTCCGAGGTTCATCTGGAGCTGGCAGAACCAATGCTTCGGGAGGTCGTCTGCATCTATCTGCATCTGCGTAGTCTTGCACTCGAGGATGCTCTTGCTCGCTTCGTTGTGCGTTGCCCCGGCTCTCCAGAAGGTGCGGTCCGGGCTTACTCTCAGATATGGCGCATCGGTGTTCGTGATGGTGTAGTCGTCCGTGCTCGCCTTAATGATGTGGCAGTGGCTCTCTCGCTTGAAGAACTGCGCCACGGCATCCTCCAGCAGGTGTCCTGCAATCATCGCAAAGTTCTCAACCTTTGGTGGGTCGATGCCCTTCTTGCGTCTCCACAACTGGTATGGGGTCTCCCATGGGTTCAGTCCAAGTACCGTGCCTGCCTCTGATGCACCTATTCCGTTCGAGCGGTTCTGCAACCACTCCTCTCTGCTTTTGTACTTGATTATCTTTTTCATTGTCTGAATGTTTTTATTTATTCATTAAGAATTTTCCAGCTGCTTTAATAACGATATCGCGAAGGAATTTATCCCTTTGCATTGATTGAGCAATACCTTCTGCGATGGAAATGGTTTTGCCGTGGTAAGCAATATGGAAATCGAATCCTTGGTCTCCGTTTTCGTCTGGATCTCCAGTCGGCTCAATTGCAATCTGCAGATAGTTTCTTGCTTCCTCGTCTTCCTCAGCCCATGTTTTGTATCCCTTCGCTGTCTGAGCAAAGTACTTGTCGATGGTGCTCTCGTGTCTCTTATTGTTTTCTTTTTCTGCCATAATTTTTACTGAATGTTTGAAAAGTTGCCACGGCTTCCCTTTGTCTCGATGGGACCCCACCCCATAGGTTGCACCGTGGCGGTTCGGGATATTATAATAAAATGGCTTATTGCTTCGCTGCCTTGCCAGTCTTGCCCTGACTGCGGCTCATTGCCTGCTGCGCCTTATTCTTGGCATCATCGGCTGCTGCCTGCGCCTGCTTTGCGATGGCTTCCTGCTGCTTCGGCTTTCTGAAGGTCTCCTCTACGGTGGTCGTGCCTTCCTTGATAGCGTTGTACACACCGCCCAGTTTCTGAATGTCCTCTGCCGTGACTTCCTCGGCTGATTTTCTGCCAAGGTATTCCAGCAGCATGAGGTCTGTTACCTGGTAGGCTTGGAAGCAGGCTACGCAGCTTTTCCACTGGCTCTTGACGCCAGTCTGCTTGATGTGTTCGAGAGCCTTCGCCTGCACCTCCTTGACTACGCTTGAAATCAATACCTGCGGAACGACCTTGCAGATTGCGTTACGCTGTGCGATTGCCACAGCTGCATTGCCGACTACCACCTGCATATCCTGCGAGAAGGCGTAGCCCTTCGAGGTCAGAATGCTGCGCTTCACCTCTACAGAGTAGGCAACATTGCTCTCGAGGTCATGGCAGACGCCTTGTGCCGTGATGGTCTTGCCATCATTGGCGATGATGCGGCCAGCGATTCGTAGGTTCTTCCAGCAGGCAGAAATGATTTCCGTGAATCTCACGCTCGGACCCTCAATAATCGATACCTGACCATCCTTGCCCTTGCGCTCAAGATGATAAAAGCAGTTGTAGGCTACGTCATCGTCCATAGCTGCTAATGCTACCATGTTCTGCTTGCATTGCGTGATGTCTCTCGGAAACTTGTGCGCTGTTGCAATCTGTCCGTCAATCTCCGAGCGGTTGATAGCTTCCAGCATTTCGCCACCGCTTACTTGGATAATTTCATTTTCCATAATTCGTTCTTTTTACTGTTCAACTTATTGTTCATTAACTATAGTGGAAGGCTGGGGATTCGAACCCCATTGCTCCCCCACCCTTGCCTGCTGCTGGTGGATGCCCTTCCGTTGCAGGGCGCACGCTGTCTGTTTCCGCATATTATTTTATATCGCATGAATTAGATAACCTTTGAAATGAGCTTTGCGTGCGCCCTTTGCCCTGCCGCTGCAGGGATTTAAGTGTCAAATAATTGTTATAACTATCATTTATGAAGCCTAAACAAGTTGAGCCATAAGAATGTCGAGCCTGCTTTCGTTGAAATCGTCAATCGGGTCTTGGTCTGCGTACTGGCTGTTCTCCTCCAGCCAGTCGTCCATCACGTCTTGATAGTTAACGCAGCCCTCGATGGCTTCCTCCAGACGCTCGCTTTCGTTGTTGCTATTCTTGTGCGTCACGACCGCTATGTTCCCGGTTCTGTCGCACCATACGCAGATGTCGCCTGCCTTGGTATTGATGTCTATCCTTGCAACCGCTGGTTGCTGTGGCTCACGGTCTATCTCCAGCCAGATAGCTTCGTACATCTTCTTCCTGCACTGCTCGATTATCTTCCTCATTCGTTACCTCCTCTCTGATTGAATATGTAACTTTGGAAGGTCTCACGGCACGACTTCAATACCTCGTTGTCCGTTCCGTCCAGTGGTATGAGCGGAATGTTATCCAGTGCCACGCAAAGGTTGCCGTTAAACTCTCTGTACTGGATTCTTCGCTCTGCCTCAAAATAGCACTTGTTGTTCAGTTTGCAACGCTTTCTGGTCTTGCGGTTCGACTTCCAGTTAGCGATAAGCCAGCAGATGTCTGTGTACTTCACGATCATCCTGCGCATATTGATTGATAACTTGCTCATAGGGCAACCCTCCACGCTCTCTTGATTTCTGCGCCCTCAATAACCTTGCGGTTGTCGATTCTGCGGAACTTGACCTTCATCTTACCAGCCTGCAACCATCTGCGCAGGGTGTTGCGATGGATGCCCAGTACCTTGCAGGTCTCTGTCATTGTGTATCTGCCTGCATCAGCTACCTTTGGTTCTTCGTTCGTCATA